GACGATGACTTCTGACAGGTCGGAAATTCTGCGACCAGTAGATTGCAGCAGCATTTTACCCGCTACGATACGCTGTGCGCTTGTTCGAGTTATCTTCTCGGCATCCAGAAAAGCTGCTCGTACATCTTCGGGTTTAGCATCAACAATCTCTGCTAGGTCATTGGTGGCATCATCGAACACCTTGGTGTGTGTCTCGACTTTCTCCAAACCCATGCCTTTCAGCACACCAGCGTCTGATAATGCCTGTTGTGTGGCGTCCATCATTTTAAGTGCGTCTGGTGGTCCGTCTGTATTGTTCCAGTTGATAAGACCAATATCATTACCATCCATATCCAATGCACTCAGAGGGACAAGTTCGTTTGTCTGTCTGGCTTGCTCGGTAATGGTTCTGAGGGCTTGAGTATTGATGACCTCAGATGGTGCTTTAGTCTTTTTGGGTACAGTAGCCTGTACCTCTGGCAGAGCAGGGGCGTCAGGTTTGACTGCTGGAACATTGTCATCGAACAGCGATACACGGTCATTTGGTAGTTGTGACGTTGGATTAGCGTCCGGTTGTGATGCCTCAAGGTCTATGCGTCTGTTTCCCGTTTCCGGGTCGAACTTCATCCCATCAGGCGTGGTAAACATTCCATCAACCATTTGGCCTTTAGGCTTTCCGCTCGCAGCCAACTCATCAAAGGTTTTGATGGTTTCTTCTGCCTCAGAAATAGCCGCTGCTGTGTTGTCCGAAATGGCCCCGTTTTCAGCAAGCTCAGTTTTGGCGTGGCGCAGATGTTTGGCGAGTTTGATTACGGCAACTATGCCTTCAAGACTGCCGCCAATAATACCGCCTTCTACGGAGTTCCGTAGGCGGTTCTCCCATTCGGTAGCATCAGCGTCTGTTGCCAATGCCTCAGTCAGATATGGAACGGCCCACTCGTTGTCCTGCATGAACTTTGAGATGTTGGCATCATAAGGTTCGAAGGCAGCTGCATCCGCCGCTGCGCCTTTACCAAGGCCAGCAAGAATACTTCTACCACCGCCCAGCATCAAATACGCTGTAGCAAACTGAGAGAAACCTTCGGTCAGTTGACCCTGTATTGTGTCCGACTCCGCAAAGGTTTCGGTAAGGTCCACCTCTCCGCCAGTAGCATCTGCAATGTTTTGTAGTGCTGTATCGGCGTTAAAGTCTGGACGGTCCTCTGGTTTAGAAACAGGAATGCCCAGCTTTTCGTAGTTTGACCTCTGTTCGAGAAATGCGAGGTCGCGCTCCTTTTGCGTAAAGAGTGTACCCCGTGCGGCTTCTTGCTGTGCAATAAAGCTGTCTAGCACTGCGTTAAAGTCTTCTGGCGTTATTGCTCCAAAATTCTCAAACGTCTGCCTTCCTTCCGCACCTGCACCAATCGCGCCCCGAATTGCACTCGCTGCAATGTCTTGCACACCATCGATGATGTTGCTGAGCATACTAGGTTCTTCGGGTGGGGGTGGCAGTTCGTACTGTCCTTGCAGAACTTTCAGTGCTGCACCTTGCCCATACACTTGGTCAAACATTGGGACATTAGCCCCACCACCTTGCATCAACAGGTCTTTTGCTTTGTCCAGTGCTGCTTGGTCTGGAAGGATACGGACTTCGGTTTGTACTTCCTCAGCCATTATTAATTTCCTTCTATTATGGATATGAGTTCATCAGGGGTTGCGGTTACAACAGCCCCGGCTGCACTCGATTGTGCGGCACTTAATGCGTCTGATATGTTTTGGTTGACTGTCATGGTTTCACCAACAGATTGAATTATATCGGTGGAAATTGTTGCCTGTTTGGCTAAATCGACTGCCTGAGTTGCAATTTGATATTCAATACTGACGTCAAATGGTTTGTCTGGATTAGCCTTCATCCAACCAACTTTAAGTTCCTGATAGTATCTATCGAAACGTACACCAGCTTGTAGAGCGAGTTCGCCAGATGAGCCGTCTGGCACTAGACTTGCGGCTGTTGTCACTGAAGTCAGGAACGAACCTTTAAGGTCTTTGGCTGGCGAATTTGGCTTTAACCAATCTAGGCCCATCTCTTCGGCGCTGTTGTAGACAGTGTTCCATTGAGAGAGCAGCGAGCCTTCTGAACCTTTGGGTAAATTACCAAGTGCTATTTGGAGGGTGAGATAATCATAAACATCCGAAACCTCCGTAAAGGTTTTCAATTCGTTCATCGCTGCAGCATGTGCTTTGTCCGCGTCTCCACGAAACTCAGCGCCAGCTTTACTCTGCCCATCACGAAAATTGACCAAACTCCTGTATAGAGTTGCAGCCTTTGCATTACCTTGGCGACCAGCCAAATTTAGGGCTGCCATTTCCGCATCGATGTCTAGGTTGAGATTGACGAGCGCCTCACCAGTGGCTGTGACTGCCTGAGTTATTCGGCCTGTAATACTAGCCTCAAGCGACGACACCTTAGTGTTCTGTTGTTCTAATCGCGCGTCAGCTTCTGCTTTTTCTTTTTTGGCAATGGCGTCGCTAATATTAACCCTAGCCTCATACACCGCTGTTGCGGCTTCGAGGGTTGTAGCCAATGAACCAGTGCCTGTGATGACGCCTTCAAGGCTGTCGAGCATACTTGGGTCATTGGCTTGATAGGCTGCTAAGATAATGCTGTTGAGAATGGTCTCGTTGACCTTCTCTCTATTCATGCCGTCTACTTCAGCGGCTTTAATGCGTCCGTTAACCCACCCAACAAATGATGCCTCTTTCCCAAGCCGTTCCTCCTCCGTATCTTCTTCGCTGTATAGTGTCAGAATGTACGTGGAAGTTTCGTTGGCCCAAGCTGCATAGTTTTGGTTTTTCTGCCAATCACGATGCTTATCCGCCCAGGAGGCTCGAAACGCTTCGTTGGCTTTACTTGCTGTGGTTGAGAAATACTCTGCAATCTCAACATCGCTGTGACCCGCAAACCCATTGTCGTTTTGGAAACTCTCGTAGAATTGCGTTGTGAATTTATCGATGCTGTCAGGATTGCCGTTTGTGTAGAGTTTCTTCTGCTCTAGAGCGTCATTCAACTCTTCTGTGTAACGAGCGGACATCGCATTGAGGTGTGAAATTCGGTAGCCTTTTCGCAGATAAGGACTGTCGCCCTCCGCAATAATGCCATCCCGAACGGCATCACCAATAGCCACTCGTGTTTTGTTGTAGAGTTCCACGCCTTCGGCATATTCTGCTTTGGCTTTGCGCTCTTCCGCTGCCTCAAGGGCAGGGGTCGCCTTTGTCTCAAGGCTTGTAAGAAGTGCTGATAGGCTCTCAAAGCTGCCCTTTTTCAGTACGGCAGGAGTGTAGGTTTCCACAGGTTGCGCGGTCGCTGACACTGTTGGGATTTGGTTGGCAAATGGATTGCCGATAACTTGTCTTGCCATCAGCCTACTCCTTGAGCCTCGGACCGGGCACCTTGCCGTCCGTAATAATCGATACCAAAGTCAGCAATTGGTTCGATAACCCCAGCCATAGCTTCGGCAAACCCAACGGGCTGGATAGAGTTGATGCGGTTGATAGCCTCACTTTGAAAGCTCAACTTAGTCATCTCACTCTGCGCTTTAATATCCTCTAGTTTTTGCATAGTGCGGTCAGCTAGAACGCCTTCGGACCGCTCAAAGTCATTGATAAGTTGGTCCACGTTTACGCCTTGAACACCCGCACCAGCTGCCGCTGCAATAGCGGTACCTTGAGACTGTGTAGCCTTAAGGTCAGCGTCTTGTAGCTTTTGTGATGCTTGGGTCTGTTGCTGACGTGTACGTAGATTTTCTTGTTTGGTTTTAAGAAAATATGCGTCTTTCGAAGCTGCAACATTATCGGAATATCGCTGGTTTTGATTATTTGTTTTTTCCACTGATGCGGCGACTCCGGCCACTGCCGTCACACCTTTAACAACGGTAATTGCTGTTGCTGGGTCACACATGATTTATCCTCACAAACTCATAGAAGAGCCGCTTTTCGGCTCCATAATTTGGGTGCTCGTTGATGAACGTGAAGCCCATCCAACGGAGCCACTTGATGTGGACAGTGTTTCGGGCATCTACACAGTTGAAGAGGACCAAGTAGTCCTCCGAAAGTTCCTGTAGTGCTTTCTTCGAATTGCGCAGGAATGTTGTTTGGTGCTGATAGATGTCATCCGTAGCAACCATCCAAACAACTCCTGCTTCTGGTATGGAAGGACAGGGGACTACACCGCACAAACCAACACGGTCACCGTTGGGTGCGCGTAGAGTGAGCGATATATCCCCAAGAGTTAAACCTCTGTGCAGAACACCACGAGGTTGCTGACCTGTTGAGGCCAGACACTCGTTGTAATCTGCTTGGCGTAATCTTGGGGATACGTAGTCAATGTCTTCCACCGTTGTCGGTGTAAGAAGTTTATCCATTCATTCTTCTGCTTCTGAGGTGCATATTGCCTTCCCATTCAGCCGATAAGAATTGGCAGGGTAGGTGGCTTGTACTCTCAATTGATATTTTAAGCCTGTCGGCTTTGGACATTACGGGAAACCGAAAGTCTCCTGAGGCCAGTGTTGTTGTGCCTAGAATACTGGCACCACCGCCGCCGATGGCTCGCCCAGTGTAGGAGTATGTATTACCTAAACCGAACTCAGACCGTTTGGGTTGGACTTTTACATCAAAGTCACCGCTGTCTTGATAACGCAGCAACCAATGCTTGATTTGCAGTCTTCCACCAGCAATCGCAATTCTACCACCATTCGACGTTGGTTCTTTGAGGGTTGGTTCAGAGAACTCATATGTCATGGTGTATCGCTCACCAACGTACATGTCGGTTGCTGTGTGGTCACCGCTCACCACCAGTGTCGTCCCAGAGGAAGATACTTTAGTTAGCACCGTACCTTGTGACGAGCCACGAGAGACCGCTACAGGCTCAGTTAAAGCGTAGGGCGTGGTGATTGTGGTTTGGTCTGTTCCACTGCTGTAAGAGCGTGTCAGGTCCGCCTCAGAGAAGCGGTAGTCCAAACGTGTTACATATGTCTGGTCAGTATCAAAGCGGCCCTCATCAAAGCGAATTAAAGCCAACACAGTGTTGCCGCCTTTGTTTCCGACAATGTAGAGCGCACTTTCTATGAACTGAGCGTTCAAAATAACCATGCCATTTAAGGTGTATTTAAACCATGCTGACTGCACTTTTTCTCGCCCAGCGACATGATATTTATAGATATAAATTGAATCCGTATCTTCTGTGGTCAGACAAATAAGAGCATTTTCTGATGTACTTGCTGACATCGAAAAGACACCTTCTGGCACGTACTTTGACACGTGCGAGGTAACATCCTGTGCATCTGACCTGTCGGTATCATCGATGACGTAATACTCACGGACAGACGTAAAGCCGCCTCGTGTTGCAGGAAAGTAGACCACACTGCCAGCAGATGCTGGCTTTGCGGTTGTACTGCTTTCATATTCGGTTGTCTGACTGATTGAAGTGTTCTTGGGCGTGATAAAATCTGCACCCTTCAAAATAAACTGCGTTTGGTCAGAGAACAGCAACAGCTTTCGGTCAAATGGTACTGCGTGTTTTAGCAGCGAAACCCTAGTGTGACTTGCCGCAATATCGATTGGGTCATTGTCCAGTAAGGTTCTCGCGGTCGTGGAAAAGAAATCAAAAAATTCTGAAGTCCTCGACATGACTACGTTTTCATCAGCCAAGAGACCCAAGCGGTTCTGGAAAAAGAACACGTCGGAAATCTTAGTATCAACGAAAGAGGGGGTTCGTACCGAGGTTTCATCACCAACGGCTCTGTCTCCCCAGTTTGCTTCTTGGAAAACAAAGGAGCCATCTGATTGCCTTATCAGGAGGTGCGGCATTGTAGATGCGTTTAACTCGTACTTGATGCCGGGTTTAATCCATTCAATCCAAGTACCGCCGCCCACATTAGTTTGGGAGCCGTTGTCAGAGACAAACTTCACATAATAATCGTCGAAGTCATTTGTCTGGTCGCCTTGCACATGTGCGATATAGCCATCAGGCGCTCGCTCTGGCAGGTCATCAAACCGTTGAACGGTTCCAACCGTTGCCGAAAGTCCAGTGTCTCCCAAGCTATCGTATGTAGCTAGGTCGAACTCAGCATTTCCTGTCTTTTCGATGATAACGGTGGAGCCATCAGCAGTAGAGGTAAAGTTACTTTGACCGTTAATTGCTGCTGCTAGGCGTGTCGCAATATCATCTGTGCGTGTTTGCACTTGGTCCGTGGCGCTGGTTGTGATGTCAGCTGCCAGTGAACCATCCAGATACACTGTAAAGCGTTGATTATAATCACCTTGTTTGACTGAAATGAGACCAGTGTAAGGATACAAAGGTGATAGTGCTGCATTCATTGCAGTCGTTTGGGATGTGTTCACAATGTAAGTGTAATCCGCAACGGTAACTGCTCGAAAATCAGTCGCTGGTGCAGTGCTGTTTAAGTAGGTTGTACCATCGGGATATGTAACCGTCTTGGCGTTACCCGCTAGGTCATAGACAGAAATCTGGTTACTCGCGTTGATGAACACAAAGTAGCGTTCGTTCACATCGCGGTTGATTAGGTGAGTGAATGACCCCGTCGTTGTGGTGTTACTCATGATAGCCACATGTTCTAGCGGAGGTCGCTTTTGTAAGCCTTCAACCAGACTTGGGAAGGCATTCACTTGGTTCTCAGCCTGTGACGTTAATCGTAGGGCTGGGGACTGTTGGGAGATGCCTTGCACAAGATTGGGGATGGCAGAACTTATCATCGCCATCAGCTAAGTACCCTTCGATTAAATCCACGGTTCATCACACGGGAGACGGCATAGCTGTCCATCATGTTGTAATCGGCGGTGTCACCTTCGAAAGCCTTTAAGTCGATGAAGGCTTTTTGTTCGTCACGGGCAATCATTTTATGGATGGTTTCAGAGTTCAGCATTCTGTCTGAATAAATACGTGCTGCTCTTGTGGTTATGTACCGTTTGGCCGTGTCTGGTAGGACAAGGAAATCTTGATAATAGACGATACTAGCTTTAATTTTATCTTGAAAAGTGTAAGTACGTTGGTCGAGGTCGAATAGTTTACCTTCGCGTTGTACGATGTTGTATTCATTGCAATCAATTCTGGCAATATCTGCTGGTGCAAGTATTTCCTTAAACTCATTGGGAGAAAGCTGGACGTTATCTTCCGTATTGAAATGCCACCCTTGTGCCTGCACTTCACGACTTACTTCGTTCAAGACCTGCTGGGCTATAGCTACATCAGTAACCTGATTGCCATCCAGCGTGTTAACGGGTGCCTCACCAATGGTGGTCAGTAGGACGTTGACCGCTTCAAGCTCGGTCATGGACGTTGGTTTTGTCATGATGTCCTCATAAGAAAAAAATGGGCTGGCCCTGTTAAGAGCCAACCCAAAGAAAGTTTAAGCAGTTTTGATTTCTACTGCGCATTCTGGACGCAGAATACCGTGACCCATCGCGTACTTAGCCGCCATGAGTGTCCCTTGGTATTGGATGTTGAAATCGCCTGAGGTTTTCTCAACAGCAAGGTCCATAAGTTTCACAGTACCCAAGGCTTGTTTCTGCATCACGACTGCTGCTGTGGTAGAGAAGTCGCCGTGGTAGGTGTTATTCTCACCGGAGACTGCGGATACGTTAGTTGAAGGTACATTGTTAGATTTAACGATTTGAATACCTGCAACACGCAAGACTGTACCGTCCGCATAGACGCCAGCCCCGCCCCAATCACGATTGATGACATCGGTTGTTTGAACAAGGTTGTAGTATTGTGCGGGCTTTACGATGGCCACGCGCTCATTCTCAGGGACATCTTTTTCGTCCATGATTTTAGCGGCTTCAAAGATGGATGCGGCAAGAGATGCGCCGTTCGTTTTTGCATCGGCGTCTGTGATTGCAGAGCCGCCATTACCACCTGATACAGTAGCACTGGAACGTGCTGCCAATACTGCAAGCTGCAACAAGCGCACGTCGAACTGTTTTGCGAGAGCCATGCCCAAGAGGCGTGAATACTCTGCGCGAACATCATAGTGGTTTTTGGCTTCATCGATGTCTGCTATGAATGTATCTGCAATCAGAACGTCATCGATGTTCACTACAACTTCATTGTGGTTAATAGTTTGTGCGCCCAATAGGGGTGTACCCGGTGTGTGGTAAGCAGCGTTTGCTTTACCTGTCACAGGGAATTGTGCTGACTTACCAGACGAAATTGTTCGGCTGACGTGCAAGTCTTTCATTACGTTGGTTTCGTCGAATGCTGTGAGAACTTCTCCAGCAAAGACTTTTAAGAACAGAGCGTTTGTCTGGTCAAAGTTAGCCGCTGCGCCATTAGCTGCGCCTAAACGGCTGGCTGTTACGTTGGTCATTTTATAATTCCAAAATAGTGTTGATAAGGGGAAATGACTGTCGTTATGCTCAGGCCTAGGTTGTCACTCGCAAGTGGCCGCAGGTGTTCATAGTTGATAGTCCGTCTGCCTAAAGAGGCATGACATCTGACCCAGTTAGGAATTATTATGTCTGGAAAATTTTTTGTTGTGCTGGCTGTATTTCTAACTTCCTCAGCAGCTTTTGCTCAACGAGTGGGCGAATGGCATGATGACATTAGTGGGTCATATTATGACGGCTCTGGAAATACTGATTATACACCTATGATTTGGGGTTTTTTGCTCGGTATCTTTTTAATGCGTATGTGGGAAAAACATCAAGGTACTGAAGAAGGGTGGCTCAAAACAATTCTGATGTCTATGTGGATCTGTACCCCAATGAGTATTTTTTTTGTATTATTTGTTTTTTACTAAATAAGGTCTGGCTTTTTCGGTTTAATCGTCCCACCAAGCATCGCGTCATAGCTGCCACCGATATAGATAATCCGAAATTCGAAGTTGTTCTTCTGCCCACAGTTGGAGCATCTAGCTTTCTTCACGACTTCCTTGACCGTTATCTCTTTGCCATAGCGTTCCATCAGTTGCGCCACAGGAACATTGGGTGCGTGACCGCACTTACATTCGAATGAGAGATGGTTGTTTGATATGGTTTGGAGTTGGGTCAAGGATAAGCCTTATTTCTTTTTCGCTGTCTTCTTAGAATCCCGAAAGGCTTTTGCCGTCGGAGCGCCTTTGGAACCTACCTTACGAGGCTTGCCGCCGCGAGCCTGTTTTGCATGGATGTTTGCATACAATCCTTTTTTCACAATCATATCCTTTTTGAAGAATTGACGGGGGATTAACCCCCGCCAGAATGTTTACTTTTTCTTTGTGGGACGACCTACTTTTTTACCGTAAGTCCCTTTGCCTTTTGGCATCCTAATATCCTTTTAAAATACGCTTGAACGGCCCAGTTTCTGCTCCACGTCTTTCGTGTAAGCAGCATCCTTGCCGTATCGTGGGTCTTTCATTGCAGCCACGACTTGAGCAGTAGACCGAAATTCATCCTTAGACGCAGCCTGAGCCTTGCCTGAGACAAGATTTGGCTCAACGTCACCTGCGGCTTCCCGCTTAGACATCATCCATTCCACAGCCATCTTGGCGTTGTCTGTGCCTGTGGCGACCATCTGGTTGTAAACTTCCAGTTCATTAGCCGCCATGTTGTCACGCGCCCAATCGGTTAGGTCTTTATACCCATCTTCGCCGCCAGCCACCGCCATAACGGTACTCGCATCTGCTTCTTGGTTTGTTTGCATGCCAGCGAGGTAGGTTTCCACCATCGCCTTTGGGTAACCCATTTGTTCCAACTCTGCGAAACTGTCGTCTGACAAAGCACCACCATTTGCATATTCTTCAGAGAATTTAGCAAAGTCTGGGCCTGTGTTTTCTTTATCCTCAGTCGGTGTGTCATCAGTTGTCGCGTCATCGGTTGGGGGGTCATCCTTTGGGGCAGAGAGTTTCTTTTCCAATTCCGTGTAAGACTTTGCCAAGTCCTCAGGAGAGTTAAACTTTTCCGGCAACCATTCTGGGCGTTCAGATTGGTTATCCTCCGCAATAGGTGCGTCAGGGCCAGTTTCGGGTTCAGTAATGGTTATGCTTTCTGCCATGTTTAGAAGTCTTCCCGTGTGCGAGTTGGCTTCTTAACGATGGTAGGGGCGGCTAAAGGTTTAGCCTTCGCCGTTTCCTTGCTGTCTTTGGTTTTCGACATACGAATTTCCTAATGCTTTAACGCCCTCTTGGATTGCACCCGGTCCTGCTTGCTGCATCATCTGCGCTTGCATTGCCTGTTGCTGTTCTTGGGCGATTTGTTCTTGTGATTTGATAAGGCCATCAGTCTCGATTCCGAGAGCCGTGGCACGGCGTTTGATATAATCCTGAAGGTTCACGTACTGCTGAAGTACCTCTGGCCCTAGAGCCTGAGACATCCCTTGGATAAACAGGTCCAGCTTTCGGAGGTCATGACCGCGTCCGAGTGCTTCCATCCCTGTGACGATAGTGGGTTTGACCACATTGTCCGGTAGCTTTGGTAGCTTCTTGGCTTTGGTCAGAACATCAATCTTACGGTTGACGTAAGGCAGCTGAAATTCCTGAGATAGGATTGAGTATATACCACTTAGGGTGTCTTCGAGTTCTCCTGCGAGGTAGCGGATTTCTTCTGCGGTGACCCGCTCTCCGTTACGTTGAACAGAAGACTGAAGCATAAACTGTTGTGAAAGCCGTTCTTCGATTGACTGCATTGCTTGGTAGGCAACTCTAAAGTCGTTGAATTTATCCATTTGAAGGACTGATACATCGTTGCGGTTTCCCTCAATGATTGCTGTGTTTTCTGCCTGAGCGATTGTACGCATCCGTGTGGTGCCGTTAGGGTTCACCATGAAGAGGACTTTAGCCGCAGCCGCTGCACCCTCCACAATGGCCTGTGACAGCCCCTCTAGTGAGCGCAGGTCGCCCAGGAGTTCCTCTACGAAACCACGTCCGTAGTCTTCACCATCGATACGAGAGAAGCGTAAAGGCAGGAATGGCACGTTGGCTTGTTTGTATTTACCCTTAGAGCCAGTGACCAATGTCCCTTTGCATTCTTGATAGACAGTAAAGAACTCATTCTTGCGTTCGACGTGGGTATAAATCTCCACAGTCTTTTCGTCGCCTTCGAGTTTCCCAGAGATATTAGCTGCTGTCGCTTTGTCTAATGCGTTTGGTGAGACATGCTCAACCGTCACAATCTCCAGCACTTCACCATTTGGTGAGCGGGAGACGACATAACTGTCTAAATGGATAACTCGTGTCTTTTCGGGGCCAACCTGCAATAGCACGTTGCCGCCTACGATTAAGTGTTTAAGCGCCTCGTGTACGGCAACTCTGTCGCCAGACGTTTCAATCTCACTCATAACCGCCCGTTCATACTCACCCAGTTGTTGTTCAATCTGGGTCCGTGCAGCATCGTCCTGAGCCAAATCCTTAAGGGTGTATGGCTCAACCATGAAACGGAAGAAGGGGGAGTTGGGTGGCATAAGAGCCAAGGATAGCTTTGAGGCTAGGTTATTCACGCCTCTCGCGCCGATACCTTGAAACGGAGTGTATAAATCACTGGTCTCGTTATGGGTATCCTGCGGAATAAGGGATGGAATAGTTAACTCAGAGCAATCTCTGGCTCTATCCAAATAAGATTGTCGGGTCTGTTCGAGTTGGCGATACCGCGCTTCTGCGGTGCCCATGCTCATTTAAGTTCTCACTGTGTAATCTGCAGACCAGTACCTGTTCCCATGTTCTGAACGGTAGGGTCGAGTGGTATCTTTAGTTGCGAAGTACCTGCTGCTGCATTCGCTGCTGCGCCTAATTCGGCGGCTTGGCCGCTTTCGGGTGAACTTGGGTCATACATATTTGTCATAACAGGGTTTGCGCTTGGCGGTGCCGCTGGAGGTGGTGCTGGCGCAATCTGTTGTGGGGGTGGTGGGCTAGGCGATGAAAAACACATCAGCTATTCTCCTAGTTGAGAGGCCATTTGGTCCTCATGGATTTGGATTAGAAAATCGACGACTGACCGCTGTCCACCACGCCACATCAATTGAGCGTAGTTTTCATTCGCAGTTGGGCTTTTGTCGGGGAAGCGAACATTAAGTTCTTCGATTAGTTCATTGGTTATATATGGAAACATTGATATCTCTCTAGAGTACAACTTTTGAAACTTGCCCTAGTTAAAGGACAAGTTTATCGTTTGTGATGTTGGTATAAGGGGTGTCGATGAGACAAATTTTATTGAGTGTTGTTTTTGTTCTGTCTGGCGTTGCGCAAATAAATGCGCACCACCTATCTGAAGAAAATTTTTACAGGTTACAATTTTCTCGTGAATACAGTATTTCTGATTATTTCAAAAATAACCCAAAAGAGTGGAGAAAAGACTGTAATGTGCTGGGTATAAAAAACCTCGCCAAAGATATATTAATCGGTGTGCCGCCTGAGGTATCCTTGGAACTATTCAGTAAAACTTACGAGGGCACAGGATATTCGGCTAAAGAGGCACATGGGTTAATCTACAGGGATATTTTATGGAGGATACATCGCCCTGAAAGTAGGTTCTCAGAGTTTATACAAAGCCAATACGACGAATTGAGCAAACCAATCTATGGTTCTGGCAACAAGTATCACCTAACCAGAACAGAGCAGGACATCATTGTTTCTACTAACATTGCATGCTCACTGTTTTATCCTAAGGACAAGTAACTACTCACAGCTTTTCTGACCAGTGTTAGGGTCAATGTAACAAGCCTCAGCGGCTGATTTCTCTTCAGCTTTAACTTCGTTCAAAATCCCATATCTTTTCCCTGCGGCACGAAAGGTCGTGATGCCTTTGCATCCTGCTTTCCAC